TGTAACAACAACTTAGGAGTATAATATGAACAAAGATAGAAAAGGTTGTAACCATACTTACAAGCAACCAGAAGTGGTAGCAACACCAAACACAGCTGGGTATCCTGAAAAGGATGTTAAGACTGAAGGTGTAGTAACACGAGGTAATGGTGCAGCGACCAAAGGTACAAAAGCACGTGGCCCAATGGCATAAGGATAAAGAATGACTTACGCAGAATTAGTAGGAGCTATAAATTCGTATAGTGAGAATCAGTTTGATACAACGGACATTAATACATTTATACAACAAGCAGAACAACGTATATTTAATACTGTGCAACTGCCTGACTTACGACGTAACCAAGTAGGTAATACAACATCAGGTAACAAATATTTAACGACTCCTAGTGATTGGTTATCTACATATAGTTTAGCTGTTATTGATAGTAACAATGAATATACTTATTTAATTAATAAAGATGTTAACTTTATTAGAGAGTCATTCCCTGATACAGATTCAGCGTTTTACGGAAAGCCAGAATACTATGGAATATTTGATGACAACACTTTCATCTTGGGTCCTACGCCCGATCAACAATATACTGTTGAGTTGCATTATTTTTATTATCCTACCTCTATCGTTACTGCTGGTACTAGTTGGTTGGGTGATAACTTTGATACTGCTTTATTCTATGGAAGTTTGTTGGAAGCAGCTACGTACTTAAAAGCTGAACCGGATACAATACAAAACTATACTCAAAGGTATATGGATGCTATCTCTATGTTGAAACAACTAGGTGATGGTAAAGATAGACGAGATGCCTACCGAAGTGGGCAAGCAAGGTATGAAGTACAATGATGGATAACCAAGGAAATATATTAGAAGGTGATGTAGCTGTATTAACGACGGAAGGCCGTGGCTTTACACCTGATGAAATTGCAGATCGAGCGTTAGCTAAAATTATGTATGTGAGTAAAGACGCTAACCCATTAATACGAGATCAAGCAGAAGCATTTAAGGAAAGCATTAGAGAAACCCTAGTGTTCTACTTAAAACAAGCGGTACAATCCGACCGCACTACATTGGCGAATAGATTGCGAGAAGCAGGACATTCAGATTTAATTAAGATTTTGGAGAAATAATATGGCAATATCACAAGCTATGGCTACAAGCTTTAAAGTAGATTTGCTAAATGGTGTCCATGCGTTTGGTACAACAGTTACACGAGGCAGTACTAATGCGGACACATTTAAGATTGCGTTATACACGTCATCAGCAACATTAGATGCTACAACCACAGCATATACAGTAACAAACGAAGTTTCAGGTACAGGGTACACAGCAGGTGGTAATACTCTTACTGTGTCTCAAACACCAACCTCAACTTCAACTACAGCATGGTTAGACTTTGCAGATACAACATGGGCATCATCAACCATTACTGCAAACGGTGCATTAATTTATAACGACACTAACTCAGATAAAGCTGTAGCAGTATTAGCATTCGGTGGAGACAAGACATCAACTAACGGGGACTTTACAATCGTTTTCCCAACAGCTGATTCATCTAACGCTATTATCCGTATAGCCTAATTAGGAGGCTAGAATGGCTCTAGTTTTAAAGGACAGAGTAAAGGAAACCTCAGCAACGACTGGGACTGGTACTCTTACGCTTGCAGGAGCCGTTACTGACTTTGATGCGTTTTCTGTTATTGGCGATGGTAATACAACATATTACACAATTACATTGCCTGAAGGAAATGAATGGGAAGTTGGTATTGGAACTTATACAGCGTCAGGTACAACCCTTAGTCGAGATACAGTTCTAGCATCATCTAACTCTGGAAGTTTAGTTAATTTCAGTGCAGGCGATAAAGATGTATTTGTAGTCTATCCTGCAGGTAAAGCTGTCTATGAAGATGCAGCAGGTGATGTTACTGCAGGGGGTTCTATAACAGGCGAAGAGATGGTCGCCTCAAATGGTTTGTTTGTTAACAGCCAATCTATCTCAGTTAATTATACGGTACCTTCAGGGTATAACGCAACTAGCACCGGACCTGTCACTGTAGCAAGCGGTACAGCGTTCACTGTTCCATCAGGATCCCGATGGTTGGTGCTCTAAATGTTATTTTCTGATAGTCCTTTTTCCAGCGCCCCGTTTTCAGCACAGGGCGTAGCAGGTAGTGTAAGTGTTGCTGTTACTGGGGTTCAAGGTAATACTCAGTTAGGTACAGCAGTAGTAACAGCTGATGCAGTTATAAATGTAACCGGCGTACAGGCACAAGGACAATTAGGTACAGCAACTGTAGTAGCAGAAGCAGTTGTAAACGTAACAGGTGTAGAAGCAACAGGACAAACAGGCAACGTCACAATAATAGGCGAAGCCGTCGTCAATGTAACAGGATTAGAAGGTACTACACAGTTAGGTACCGCGACAGTAGAAGCTGGAGCAAGTATAGACGTTACAGGTGTAGAGGCAACAGGCGAGACTGGTAGTGTTGAGATTGTTGGTGAAGCTGTTGTCGATGTTACTGGAGTAGAAGGCACTACTCAGCTCGGTGAAGAAGAAGTTCAAGCTGATGCAAACGTTGTAGTTACTGGAGTATTTGGTACAACTCAGCTCGGTACTGCGACAGTCATTGGTGAAGCTAATGTAGAAGTTACAGGGGTTGAAGCAACAGGTGAAGTAGGCGATGTAGAGATACAAGCTAAAGCTGTTGTTAATGTTACAGGACTAGAAGGTACTACACAACTTGGTACCGCAACTGTAACCGCAGATGCAAACGTATTACCAAACGGTGTAAGTACAACAGGACAAGTTGGCACTGTAACAGTTATAGAAGGACAAGGTGTCTTAATTGATATTACTGGGTTCCTTCTAACAGCAAGTACAAACGACGTACTTGTATGGAGTGATATAGATGATGGGCAAACTCCAGGATGGGTAGATATAGACGATTCACAAACTAATGGTTGGGTAGATGTTAATGATGCACAGTCACCTAACTGGACGGAGATAGCAGCATGATAAAAGTAGCAGCAAGAAAACTAGAAGATGATAGCATTGAGTGTACTTACGAAGTAGGACTAGAATGTTCTAATTGTGGTATGACCGTTGATGCAGAAGAATATAACTCAGGAACTTGTTCTGACTGTGGAGAAGCTTGGGATGAAAAACGCCACACAGCAATTCATGTCACAAGTATTCCAATGCAAGGACAATCGAGTTAAAATAACATAAATTCAAGGATTTATTATGGCAAGTACGTATTCAGATTTAAAAATAGAACTCATTGGTACAGGTGAACAATCTGGTACTTGGGGAACGACCACAAACACTAATTTAGGCACAGCCATTGAAGAGGCCATTACAGGTTCTGAAGATGTATCTTTTTCTAGTGCTGACGTTACTTTATCTCTTACTGATACCAACACAACTCAAGCAGCACGTAATCTAAGACTTAATTTAACAGGCACATCAGGCGGCGCTCGTAACTTAGTAGTTCCTGCAATTGAAAAAGTTTATATTATTAATAATGGTTTAGCCGATGCAGTTACAGTTAAAAACTCTACAGGTACAGGAATTGCAGTTCCAGCCGGTAAAACTATGTACTTATATAATGATAGTACTAATGTAGTTGATGCAATTACTCACTTATCTTCATTAACCCTAGCTACAGCACTACCCCTTGCTTCAGGAGGAACTGGAGCAACTACTGCAACTGATGCCAGAACTAATTTAGGTCTTGGTTCTATGGCTGTGCAAAACGCTACAGCAATTAACGTATCGGGTGGAACTGTTGGGGGTACTACAATTATTAACACATCTGGTACTGCTACATTAACAGGAGCAACATCTTTAACAGGTACAGCTACTTCATCAGGCACTTTAAATGTAACAGGCAATTTTCAACTTGATGGTTCAGTTGGTACTTCAGGACAGGTTCTAGTATCGCAAGGTTCAGGTAGTACACCAATATGGGGAAGCGGGTTTCCTAGCGGCGGTATTATTATGTGGTCAGGATCAATTGGATCTATACCAAGTGGATGGGTATTATGTGATGGCACAAACGGAACACCTAACTTACAAAATAGATTTGTTGTTGGAGCAGGTAGCACATATAGCCCCGCAGATACAGGTGGTAGTGCAGACGCTATAGTCGTATCACATACTCACACAGGCACTACAGATGGTGGTGGTTCTCACACTCACTCTTTAAATGGTGAAGGTATATTTGGTCAAGCAAGAGATGGCACAGGAACTCCAAGTTCTGGGTTTACTGGGGGCTATCCTTTAGGCTGGATTGATGGTGTTAATTCAGTAAGTAATCACACTCATGGATTTACAACAAACAGCACTGGTTCTAGTGGCACAAACGCTAACCTTCCACCATACTATGCACTTGCATACATTATGAAGACTTAATAAGGATAAAATATGGCTAAACAATTTAAAACTGAATTAACAGAATTTGAATCTAAAAGAATGGCTGCATATCCTGATATTAAAGACCAATTAGATATGCTATATCATGACATTAAATCTGGTAATTTAGAAAATGGTGAGTGGATACAAGCAATTGATGATGTTAAAAACACAATTAGAAAACCGGAATAATAAATGGCAATTAACATTAATGCAAAAACAAGTGGAGTCGGTGGACTAGAAACCACAGCAGATAACTCAGGCGATATTAATATTCAGTCTGGTGGCTCTACTGTAATGAGCGTCACTTCAAGTGGCGTTGCTGTCACCGGGTCTTTCTCTCAAAATGGCGCAGTCTACTCAACCCAACCAACGTTCCGTAACCTTATCATCAATGGTGATATGAGGATAGACCAGAGGAATGCTGGTAGTGCAGTTACATCAGCGACTAATGTTTATTTAACAGATAGGTGGCAGTTACAGATAAGTGGCACAACAAACACTCCTTCGTTTCAACAAGTAACCGATGCTCCAACTGGATTTCAATATTCTTTAAAAGCAACATCTAATGGTTCTGAAACACTACCAACTACCGACGCAGTTACTCCTAGACAAAGAATAGAGGGGTACAATTCTGCACATTTATTGTATGGGACTGCTAATGCTAAAACTGTAACAATTTCATTTTGGGTTAAATCATCATTGACAGGCACATGGAATATATCAATAAATAATAGCTCATTTAATAGAAGTTATGTAGCAGAATATACAATCAACTCTGCAAATACTTGGGAATATAAAACAGTCACTATTCCGGGCGATACTACAGGTACATGGCCAACAGATAATTCAACAGGGCTAGTATTAATGTTCCCTGTCGATGCTGGCACTACTTTAGATGGCACTGTTAATACTTGGTTAGCAGGTAGTTATAGAACATCATCAGGAACAAATAGATTATTAGGAACATCAGGTGCTACATGGCAAATCACAGGCGTTCAGTTAGAAGTAGGCTCAACCGCGACAGACTTCGAGAACTTACCTTATGATGTTAGCTTGGCTAGGTGTCAGAGGTATTATCAACCAGTTAATGCAATATCAGGAACTGCAGCAAGCACAAATGCACTATCTACAAACATTTTATTTACAGTTCCAATGAGAGCAACTCCATCTATTTCAGTTACAAGCGTTTTAAAGGTTTTTGATGGGGCGACAACTTATACACAATCGTCAGTAAATGCAGGTTCTTATCTTGGAAACGAATATGGTGGGTTATGGTATTCCATAGCAAATTTTAGCGGATTAACACAATACAGACCATATGGTTTAAATACTAATTTAAACAATAATATTATTAGAGCAAGTGCGGAATTATAATGGATAAACAATATAAATTACAAAACAGTCCTGACGGAACACCAGTAGCAGTAACAATCATTGGTCAAGCAATAACAATACCTTTTGACGAAGCTAATACAGACTACCAAGAATACTTAGAATGGCTTGATGAAGGCAATACTCCAGAGGAGGCTGATTAATGGCTGATATTATTGTTGCTGGTAACACCAGCGGAACCGTAACCTTATCTGCACCTGACGAGGCAGGTTCTACCACAATCAATTTACCCTCAACCAGTGGGAACTTAGTCGTAGCAAAAGCAGGCGGGGTTTTATACGAAAACACAACAACGATTAGTGCAGACTACACTTTATCAACTGGGCAAAACGCAATGAGTGTTGGGCCTATAACAATAGACCCCAGTGTGACAGTGACTATACCAACGGGACAACGTTGGGTCGTGCTATAATTTAGAGAAAAAGGATAACGATGGCATCACGAATAAATGCAGATAGTTCAAACGGCTTACAGCTAGTTTCCGACTCGTCCGGGGAGATTCAGATACAGGCTAATGGAATTACAAAAGCACAAGTAACTTCTGATGGACTAATTAACCAAGATAATGTAGTAATATCTAATAGACCTGTTGTTAGAGTTGATTTATCTGCTGACCAATCTATAGTTGATGTAACTTGGACAAAAGTACAGTTAGACACAATAGTTACAGATACAGATTCAGCATATGATGCAACAACTAATTATAGATTTACGGTTCCTTCTAATAAAGCAGGACTTTATCAAATAAGTGCTATGGCAGGTTATGATGTTGGAGCTAATACTAATTTAGTAAGAAATATATTACAGATACAAAAGAATGGAAGTTTTTATTATCCA